ATCAGATGACCCCGACACTCGGGAACAATTATTTAGAAGTAAAATTCAAGGACCGCTTGATAAGCTAGCAGAAAACGTTATCAATCGGTTCAAATTTCCATATATGGAGGGTACCTTCGACGAAATTAAGGCGCAGGTAGTCTCCTTTCTGGTTATCAATTTACATAAATTTACCGAAGATAAGGGGAAGGCATTCTCATATTTTAGTGTAATCGCAAAAAATTATCTTATATTACATAACAATAACTCCTACAAGGAAGAAAAGCGTGTACTATACTTCTCAGACCAAACAGAGGAGTCATTTACGCTGGAAGAAATGTTAATTGTAGAGCCGGAAACCCGTGATTCCACGGTCGATATGAAAGAATTTCTTCGTCTTTTGGTAGATTACTGGGAATTCAATACAACGAAAATATTCAAGAAAAAACGGGACATAGAAATTGCTTCGGCCATAGTAAAACTCATAGAACGTATTGACAATATAGATAATTTTAACAAAAAAGCTCTGTATTTAATGGTTCGTGAGATGACCAACTATAAAACTGCTCATATCACTAAGGTTATCAATAAGATGCGTCCCCATATCATTAGAATGTTGGGTGAATTTAGACGCAACGGACATTTATCAGACCCATCTCATTATTTCTCGTATAAAAAGTAAATCCTATCTATTTATAATATAGGATTTTAGGGGGTCTTTATGGATATTAATTCCGAACTATATGATGGGAAAAGTCTAGCCGACATTTTCTCAGAAATACACAAAAATACCGACAGTAAACGAACCCAAATCAACTCGTTTATTATGAAAATGGTCCAACTCATCCGCACACCAGAAGATGCCGCGGTGATTGGACCTATTGTGCAGGGATTCTTGGAAGTGAACGTCAAAAACGACGAACACTTGGTCCGTGTTGCTCAAATCGCACAACGCATTGTATCTGTTGGTGTCAAGTCTAACGCATCTTTGGATGGATTGTTGTCCGAAGAAGAAAAGAACGCATTACTTGGGGATATTCAAGTAGAAATCCAAGGACTTCAAGAAGATGTGAAGGACTTGGATGATGTGTTTGCAGGGAAAAAGTAATGTCATCATTTGGACCGATATCGTACAATATTGATATCAACCAACTGGGAGCGTCACAGTTCCCACGGTTTTCTATCAGTCAACCAACTCCATATCAAGACGGGTTGGTGGAAGATGTTATTTTAAACGAATTACATCCAGAGTATGCGGCTGATGGTAGTAATGTTGGTATGGTCCAAGTCAGATTCATTCCAAGTGATAGAGGGTTACCAAAGGAAAAACTAAACTGGGCAGCACCATTAGACTCTAGTATACGTGAATATCCGTTAAAAAACGAGTTAGTGTTAGTGTTTTACTCTCTAGGTCGTTTATTTTATACTCGTAGAATCAATTCTACTAATAAAATTACCGAAAGTTCTTGGCCTGGCTTAAGTCAAAGATTCTCACCAACCGAACCTAGTCAAAATAGAAGTGACGCAGCTCAGTTGGCTGCCCAAGGTGGGACTTCATACAGACCGTGGGGAACGCAACAGCAGTTTACGTTAGGAGATGAGTTTAGCGAAAATCCAACTGTCCGTATGGTTCGTCCAAATGAAGGTGACTTAATCGTACAAGGTAGATTTGGTAATATCATTAGATTTGGGTCAAGTTTGTTTAGTAACCCAAATGTTAATACTCCACAGCCAAATATCTTATTAACCGTTGGTCAAAGTCCAAATAAAATTACATCCATAGACATCAACCGTGATGGTACGTTGGAAAACGTAGTTGGTGGGGTTTATGGACTGGCTTACGAAGATATTAATAAGGATAAAAGCACTATATGGATGGTCACCGATGAAGAGGTAGGATTTCAAGCGGCAACGTTGGATAGTCCAGCCCATTTGCGGTCGTCAGAAAACCCAAATAGAGACACCTATGTAGGTGCACAAATATTTATAAACTCGGATAGATTGATTTTAAACAGTAAGATAAATGAAATTTCACTGTTCTCTAAGACAGAAATTAACCTCAGTGCAGTACAATCTATTACTGTCGATTCGCAAGAATCTGTAATTATGACGGCAAATAAAGATATTAAATTACAATCGGATAAAGATGTGTTTATTAAAGGACGTACGGTGTCGATTGTTTCGTCAGACGATATATCGTACGGAACGTCTGGAAACTACTCAATCTCCGGCAGAAAGATATTTATAGGTTCGGGTGGCCACGAAAGCCAACCAATGGTTCTTGGTGGAGAATTATCTGTATTCTTAAAGAGAGTGGTACAGGCATTACAAGACATAAGTGTTTCGTTTGTACCATCACCTACCGCAGCAGTATCTTCGGCACGTCTGGCAACAACGTTAACACTATTAACTACAGATATAGCAAGGGGTAAGGGAGCATCATTTAATAGTACAAGTAATTTTACTTCAAAAACTAATGACTGATTATGGCAATACCAAGTAATCTTTTACCTAATAATGCAATAGATTTACAAAATGTTTCTGCTTCGACCGCAGAAGTCATAGTGGGTTCTCAATCAGTACTTAATAATATCATACCACCAAGTACGTTTGTCAGTGGTAGTTTAGATGAAATCAGAACTAAAGCATTAACAGTAGCAGAAACATATACTAATTCATTACCAACAGCTCCGACTATTCCAACGATTTCGTTAAGTGTTCCGGAGTTTCCTCCCAGAAGACCATCGTTCGCAGAAATTAAAAACTATATTGAAACAAAAATAGAAAATATAAAGAGAAGACGGCAACAAGCATCGGTGCAGGCACAAAAGGAAAAATTGAAGAGACAAGAAAATCCATTTACGTATAGACAGTCTCTTAAAAATATAAAACAATCCACTATGGATAACTCGGTTCTCGGAAGATTTAATAACAAATAGAGGATAATATATGGACAAAGCATTATTTCGAGCATATGTAAAGGAACTTGTAAAGGAAGCTGTGGAAGATGAAGTGAAAAAAGTTCTTCCTAAGCTGTTGGAAGAAGCTGTTGCCGAAGTAAAAACTTTACAAGAAACGGCAACGCCTTCACAAAAGCCAAAGTTCTCACGTTCTCAATTAGCTGAAATGATGGGATTAGAACGCCAAGGGGATACAATCGTTGCAAAAACTGGTAAGATAATGCCAGTTCCTCCTGGAGTATCAGAAGACAATCCTGCGGTACAAGCGATTAACAGAGATTATTCGCAAGTTATGAAGGCTATGGGATTGAGTAAGTAATATGGCACAAAAGTTCATTGGTGTAACCCTTCCATTACGGCTTGGTCAGACAGGAATGTTTGAACAATCCACTTCTGTTATTCAACAAGTACGGTCAAATTTTAAAAATTTGATTCTTACTAAGAAAGGAGAACGGCTGGGACATCCAGATTTGGGTTGTGATTTATGGAAAATCTTATTTGAACCAATGACAGATGATACGTTAGACCGTGCTAGACTAGCTGTAGTGGAAGCGGTAGACCGTTGGTTACCGTTTATCGAACTGACAGATTTTCAAGTTACTAAGTCTGATGCAGAAAATGCTTTGAACATAACTTGTGTATATAGATTTAGAAATAATCCAAATGTAACTGATGCGGTGGCGATTTCTACGGCAGCTCTTGGAGCTCCTGCGGTCGCATTCCCGTACGAACCAATTTCCGTACCAGAAAGAACTAGAGCAACAAATAGAAACAGATTCTAAGATAGACCCACTTTGGAGCTTTAAATGGCAAGCAATCAACCGGTAGTTATACAACCTCGGCCAAATGTTAAGCAGATTAATTATATCTCAAAGACGTTTACCGACTTTCGGCAAAACTTAATAGAGTTTGCAAAGGCATACTATCCAAATACGTACTCTGATTTCAATGAAACATCGCCTGGTATGATGTTTATTGAAATGGCTTCGTATGTGGGGGATGTATTGTCATTTTACATTGATAACCAATTCAAGGAAAATCTATTAGCATACGCAGAACAACCAGAAAATGTAGTATCTATTGCACAGTTTTTAGGATATAAGCCCAAGTTAATCTATCCAGCAAGCACTATCGCAACATTATACCAATTAGCACCAGCGGTTTTACAAAACGGAGTATATGTTCCAGACCCAAAATATCTTTTAAAGATTTCAAGAGGTAGTGCGTTTACTACGTCTGGACAAAATTCTATACAGTTTAGATTAGTTGAAGATGTAAACTTCACGGATATTACCAGTGAAAATTATATCGTTAATACTTTTAGTGGTGGAAATCCTGCCACATTCATCGTTAATAAACCAGCAAAACTTGTAGCGGCTACGGAAAAGACAACGCAGTTTACGTTTGGAACAGCTCAGAAATTTATATCAGTGCTGATGCCGGATGAAAATGTTATTGGTATAGAAAGTGTGGTGGACTCTGATAATAATAAGTGGTATGAAGTTGATTATCTCGCTCAAGACGTTATTATGAGTGATGTAGAAGTCACCGCAAATAGTGAAACTGGAGCACTTCCATCCGCTAAATTACGTTTAAAGAAAGTTCCACGAAGATTCGTAACGAGAATTAATAGAGATTTTCGTATGGAATTGTCGTTTGGTTCCGGTACCGATGATGCGGCAGAATTAGATTTAACTCTAGATTCTCGTCAAGTAGCAACGTCCCAATACGGAACAACTATTGAAAATACGTTAGGTAATGTTGCAATCAATAATGTAAACTTTTTGACAAGTAATGCATACGGCATTTCACCGGCAAACACAACATTGACTGTAACTTATTTGGTAGGCGGTGGTGTGGAAAGTAACACCCCATCAAATACGATTAATTCAGTATCAGAACTAATTACTTTAAACGACACAACAGATTATTCCACCGCAGAACTCAGCGCATTCAGTGCAGCATTACAAACTGTAACAATTACAAATGATTTACCTGCTACCGGCGGTGGAGACGGTGAATCTTTAGATGAAATTCGACAAAATGCATTAGCGTTCTTTAACGCACAAAGTCGTGCGGTCACCGCAGAAGACTATGCAGTAAGAGCATACGCACTACCAGCAAAGTATGGTCGTATTGCAAAAGCATATGCGATTCGTGATGAACAAATCAATAGAATTTTAGCAGCAAATAATGAAAGAACGTATGTAGAAAATCCTGTAAAACCCAACTCTATCAATTTATATACCTTAGGATATGATACAAACGGTAACTTTGCTACATTAAACACGGTAACAAAAGATAATTTAGCTAGATATTTAGAACAATTCAGACTCCTAACAGATGATGTTAATATTTTAGATGCATTCGTCATCAATATTGGAGTTCAATTCGATATATCAGTTCTTAGAAACTATAATGTAAACGATGTTTTAGCACGATGCATCGGTACAGTACAAGAATTCTTTAACATTGAAAGATGGAACATAAATCAACCAATTGTTTTGGCTGATATTTCATACGCTATTGGGTTAGTAGACGGTGTACAATCAGTTCGTGGGGTTAGAGTCTTTAACAAGTATCAATTCAAAGATGGTGCAAACTACCAAAATTACCGATATGATATTGATGAAGCCACGATAAATGGGGTTATTTATCCAAGTCTTGACCCAAGTATCTTTGAGTTGAAGTATCCACAAACTGACATCATAGGGAACGCAACACAATGAGAAAAATATTAACCGCCAGTAAGGACACGACTCTTTACCAAGCATTTCCAACAAATAATGCTGGGCTAGATGAAATTTTAGAAATCGGTAAAGTCATTAATACTAGTGTAGACTTTACCAGCTCTACTGCATATGCAACTGGGTCAGCACGTTCCTTAATATATTTTGACTTACCAACCACAGCAACAGTGCCAGCTACGGCCAGTTATTTTTTAAATTTAAAATTAGCAAACGCTGACACCGTAAAGCGAAATCAAAAAATTATTGTTTATAAGGTATCTCAATCGTGGGATGAAGGTAGTGGATTTTTCTATCAAAACGTAGAAAATGTAAACGATGGTGCAACATGGGAACGACCAAGTACGTCAACTTCGTGGAGTTTAGCTGGTGGTGATTTCTTAACAACATCCACCTCTGGAAGTATAACATTATCAACATATCCATTACAAGATATCAGACTAGATGTTACAAACATTATCAGACCCATCGTCAGTCAATCTCTTCAAGCTACATTTTATGGATTGGGATTACAATTCCCAACAACGGATGAACAAGACGCTACAAATAAGGGAAACATTAAAATATTCTCTACTCAAACGCATACGATTCACCAACCTACACTAGAAGTAGCATGGGACAATCAGAGCTTTGTTACTGGAAGTTTAGCAGCAGTACCATCTACGCTAAACGTTAAAATAGCTCCTACAAATTTAAGAGAAATATATACCAAGGGCGATATTACTAAAGTAAATCTTGTTGTTCGTGATGAATATCCATTACGTTCATTTGATAGTACTTTACGATACAAGAACAAGTATTATCTTCCAACATCATCATATTATTCAATCGTAGACACGCAAAGTAATATAACGGTTATAGGATTTGATGACTATAGTAAGATTAGTACAGACCCAACCGGTTCTTATATCGTACTGGACACAACCCCATTATATGTTGGTAGATTCTATACCTTAAAGTTAAAGATTAATTCTGGGGAATATTCTCGGGTAATTGACACAGAAACATTATTTAAAGTTGAATAGTCTATGCCATTCGTAATCATAAATAAACCAAATCCAGATAGTGCTAGTATCGTAAATAAAGAAGTTATAGACTTGTCTATATCTACATTTGATGTGTCTGCTTCCGGGCACAGCGGCTCCGTGGTGACCAACTACTCCAACACCGCTCAGACTGTGATTATTGGTAGTTTAAATCCAACCGGCAGTACGTACTATACACCAATTTATAAAGAAAAGCTAGATTATACTGTATGGGCAACCAGAATTAATAAAAACTTTCAAGAGCTTGACTAATGGCAAATCAAAAGAATTTTAAGACGAACATCAATCAACTCGCACAACAGTATACTAAATATACTGTTTCTCGCGTTGTAGATAACAAGGCAGATGACTTGTTAGATATGGAAGTTCCTGCTGATTTTTCAGAAGCATTACTAGAAAATAATATTGAAATTAACGTATACAGTTTAGCAGATAATAGTCTAATATTCTCTGACTTTATTCCAAACAATAGCCAAGCAATCAGTACAGAGACGTTGCAGTATCCAGATAATACTCAACGTAAGTTATTGTATATAGATTTTTCGAAGGTACCAGAATTAATTTTACCAATTGGCCAGTATGAAGTTACATTAAACTTCTTTGCAAATGAAGTTGGTGCTTATGATAACAGAATTTTAAAAATAAATAAAATTTCACCATCGAGAAAAGAAGTAGAACTAAAGCTTACCGATTTAACTAAGCAATCAAATTTAGAACAATTTGCTATTCCTCGTATCAATACAACATGGATAGAACCAGTATTAAAACAAATATTTAACCAACCTGGGTCAGAACAACTGAACGTACCAGCAAGTTCAGCTAAAATTGATAGTTCTTCAATTTATCAAAACTTTGCTAGTGGGTCGGGTCAAAAATTGATTCAATACGGATTTGATGAGGACCGTGGTACACAAATTGGTATCAATACGATTGCACAAAATATATTAAATAATGCATATCCATTGGCACTAAGTTCTGTTCAAAAACTAATTTCTTCGGGCAGTTCATCATTTACAGAAACACAGTTGGACACTATTGTAATTAATGCAATTGATATCGCGTACGATACAGCCTTAGAAGATGAAAAGAATAATCCACAACGTTACCGGTTTGATTTAATATGAGTACGTATAATATTCGTGAAAAGTTTTCTTATGTAATTGCTTCAAGTAGCATAGATTATATTAGAAACTATAATTTTAATCCCGCCACAGTATCGGATATTCCACTAGCTATGGCAAATTCTGATAGCGAGATACCTATTACTGTCAACATGACTACTACGGTGCCGTGGATAAACATTGTAGATCCTGCTAATGGAAATAGTTTAAAATATCCAACTGGAAATGTAGTGTTAAATCCAAGTAGTAGTAAAGTTGTGTTGGTCAAGTTAGACCTACCT